TTCAAGGACCAACCCCGATGGCTTTCCATCGCCACTATTGCCATGCCCTTGCGTATGCAAATTGCTGTCCGGTCGTCGCCGTATCGGGCTGGATCGCAACCGATTTGCACCAACCAATCAGGATTCACTTGGATCGGCTGCACCAGGTAGCCAAGGGCCCGATCACCCCAAACACTTGATACGGAACGGCTGGGCCATTTCCCTAGGATCTGGACCTCGAATAACGGGCTTTCAGGCTCGTAGTATCGGCCTTCCCAAACAAACGCCGTAGGGGGCATTTCTTCGCCTGCTTCGACTGGTCGGCATTCTTCATGCACCCGGGTGTTGACGGTGGAGCGGTTGATTGCCCCGGGTATTTGCTCGATGCCGCTAGTCACGTTGGGGTGGTCAAGGGCGCTCATCTCAAGAACCGTATGCTGGCCTGACTGCTCCGCCAAATACGCTGGGCATGAACTATCGTAAGGGTTAAATATCGCAAGGAAAAAATGACCCTTGCGGCCGAGTTCAACCATCGTTTTGGCCCGCTCCCAATACTCAATTGGGATGCCTGCCGCTTCGTCAAAAACTATAAGCATGTTGCTGAGGTGCCGCCCTTGGAAGGCGTCAGGCTTGTTGGCGGTCAGTCCGTGAATCCAGTGGTCCGCGGCCGATTCCAGGCGGTTGGCTTTGGGTAGCCAATTAGGGTCATCGTGTTTTATTTTTCGTAGTTCTCGGAAAAGTAAATCCCGCACTTGCACCAAAACCGGCGCCGTGCAAAGGCAGATTCCGGGGTTGTGCCGGTCGTAGAACCAAGCTGCCGCAACTGCGGAAACGAACGTTTTGCCCACGCTGTGCGCTGCCCGGACCAATACCGAATACGGTGGCGCAACAAGGGCCCGTAAAATCGCCTCTTGCTGCGGGGTAAGCACCAAGCCCCGCTGGTGCGCATATTCAACCGGGCAATCAGGGATTTTTACCCTTGTAGCCGATAGCCTTTTGTTTGTTTGCTTGGCCTTCCTCAATAGCTCGAGTAGCTCCATTGGCCCGCATTACCTCAACCTCTTTTTTGAGCAATGCCATTTCCGCCCGCTCATTGATTTTGGCAAAATGCTGGGGAAAGCGTCGTTCTAGCATCCATGCCGCCGCCATCCATGTATGTTTGGAAGCCTGCTGGATCGTCTCGAGGTTGGCCCGGATGAACTCGGCCTCGGCCTCCGCCATGCGTCGCCGAAGCTCCAGGTGCAAAGGGGTTTTGCTGCCGCCGTTTCTCCATTTGTAAAGAGTTGTGCGGTCAACCCCTGCCGTCCTTGCCGCCACCTCGTAGGGGCAACCTAGTTCAATTGATTTGCAAATTGCGTTTATATGTGCTTTTGAGAGCTTTGAAGGGGCCTTTCTTTTCTTCATTGTGGTTTGTTATCCTCTCCGTCTTTTTTCCACTCCCGCAGGAATTTTTCAATAATCACTCGATCATATCCGCAGATATTCATATACTGTTCGGCCCACCAATGACAATCAATTGTACGTTTGCCTTCAAGTTCTAATCGATCAAGAACGCCAACCATTATAGCGAAAACCACTAGAACAAATTGAGGTTGGCTTGGGATGCTGCTCAACCGGATTAGCTCCAGTCGGTGCTTCAGGTCACTCGGGGCAATTTTGAATAGCTCCGCCAGCTGGTCTTGAATTTCCTGATAGTGCTCAATCACCGTCAGCTGCCAAACTCATTGGGCTCGTCCTCGTCGCAAATCTGTATCAATTCAAGGCAAACATGGGTTAAAACGTCACAAGCCCCAATAGCATCCTTGTCCGTGCCGTTTTCAATAATTTTGGTTAGTTTTTCCATGCAAAGAGTCAACGCCGCTTGAATTTCAAACCCGCTGAAATTAACTGCCATTTTTCAGCCTCCTATTTGCCAACCTGGTTGTCACCTAGTGGCGCCACGTTTATAGCTGCCGCCCCTTCTAATAATAGCAAGCGTAGCGTTTCAACCGCCTCGGCGTGGAAAAGGATCGCCGCCACGTTGGCCCGCTGGTAGTCGCCCTCAACATAAGCGCAGTGGGCCTCGTTTAGCCAGTCCCAGGAACCGGCGTCGGCGTTGATTTTGTACGGTGCTGGCATGGTGGGCCTTTATTTGAATGTTCGGTAAGTCGGTATCGCCCGTATTGGCGTGGTGCTGGTCCGCTGGTGGGCGCTGTGAGATATTTTACGGCCTGAGCTCTTGAATACGGCCTTGGATTGTGCTCTGTTTTTCGATCCCAAGGAAGCCAGTCGCCTTTTCATCCGCATTCGCACGCCAACCAATGGCCTACTCGAGAATGATCGTAGCGCTGGCGATCCATCCCCCCCCCACCAGTAAAATTTCCCCTTAGAACCGGCCTTTAGCATAGCGTCCATTACTGAACGGTTTACCCTTGGGTAAGTGTATCTGGCGGAAGGATTGTTCATGCTGGGCCTGATTAGAATCAGGGTGAAATCGCCTTTTTCTCTCAAGTGAATTCGGTTTACTGCGTTGGCCAAAAAGCCTTTTTTGCCGGTGCTATGCGGTGTCCCTACTGGCATGCCAAACGGCTTGAAATTGAGCCCTGCAATCCAGCTTGAACGAACGTAGGAATCAACACCGTCCAAATACTGCGGGGCCATTCCCGGAACAAACGGCCTATTTCTTCCGGGCGGTATTGCCGTGGTTGGCAATGGCGCTGGCGGGTAGGGCCTTCCGCCTACGGGAATATCTCCAGGCTGGGCCCGTTGCGATGGCGCTGGCGCTGGCGCTGGTTGAAAACCCTGTGCGGTGGGTTGATTCAAGCCTTTCAGCCGTTGCCCTAACCGTGAAAGCGCCTGCCCCGCCGTCACCAGTAGACCGCCAACGGTTGCCGCTGCGCCGGTGAACACGGCCCGGAAAAAACTCAAAAAACTGCCAACCGTTGGTATCAAATTATTACATACCCCAAATGTCCACTAATCTGCGCACCAGAAGTATAGATTGCCAACGTGTCGTAGTCCGCCCCTGTTTCAAACAACCCGAAAAACCCGTTGGGGCCAAGGCCTGTCCCGCTGGCGGATATTCCACCGTTGGCTGCTATCGACATACCGCCGGTAATAGGAGCGATATACGCCGCTGGCGAATATACCTGCTGGAATTGCACGGAACAAGCTGCGCTCGCAACAATTACATAATTTACAACTCGGATCCTACGGCCCGAACCTAGTGGAACGCTGGCCAAGCCCTGGCTGCCAGTTGTGCTGATTTTTACAAAAGGCATTTGGCTGGCTCCTGCTAAATTACCACGTATCCCAGGTGCCCGCTGACCTGAATTGCGCCGCCTAAATTGATGTTCAGGGCCTCGCCGCTTGCTGTTTCAAACAACCCGAAAAACCCGTTAGGGCCCAATGCGGTGCCGCTGGCGGATATTCCACCGTTGGCTGCTATCGACATGGCGCCGGTAAGGTCGGTGGAAGCCGATTGAAATTTTACCGTCACCGCCCCGCTGGCGATTATGCCATAATTTATAACTCGAATTTTTCGACCCACAACCGCCGCAACAAGGGCCCCCTGCCCGCTAACTGCTGTATTGATACCAACGAACGGCATAATAATTCTCCCCTTTTCAGGTAAATGATCACCCGATTATTGAAACCGTTACATAGCCGTTTTGCGCTGGTTCCTCGATCAATCGCACCGTTATTTCACGAATGAACTTGCAGGAATCGTCGATCAAGTAGCCGGATTGCACCAGGAAATCCATGATGGGCTTTGGCACATTGTCCAAGTCTCGATCAGGTCGAAAACCCTTCCCGGGAATTACCTCGATTAGAATTTTAACCTTTTTCTCCGGTGGTCTTTTTGGCCTTGCACCTTGCTGGGCCTCGGCAATTGTCGCCTCAACAATCCATTTTCGGTAATTGGCCGATTTGATCACCCTGCCCCTTGCCACTCGCCAAATCCCGTTTACGCTGGGCGGAACTGGCAAATCAAGCTGGGCAATCAAATGCCGCATAGGATTGCCCAGCTGGTGGTGATCGTCCAGGGGCCCACAAATTCAACCCGGGTGTTGTTATGGCCCGGGCTGCTCCAGATCCAATATTTCCCCACGTGGAAACCTCCATGTTGCCGGAAATCGGAACCATCGATCGATCCACAGTCTAATCATCCGCCTCGATTTGCCAAACCGTTTTACCAGTGATTCGATTGACTCGCCGGCAACCCGTCGCTTGATAATTGCCGTCACCTGTTTTTTCCCGTCGCTGCCGCCGTTGATTTTCCAAAATTGGGAATGCGTTCGCCCCTCAAAGAGCTCTTGAATTCTAGTGAATTTCTTCCTCGGCTTCACCATTTGCAATGCTCACGATCGGTATCGTCTACGATTTTTTGCAACCGGTCAATTTCGCCCAACAGTTGGTAAAAATAAACCCTTAAAAGCTCGTTGGCGCATGCGTCAATTGATGGCCGCATAGCTGCTATAAATTCATGGCTAAGCGGTTTTTGCATGGTTGCCGGGGTGGGGCTGGTGTCAATTGTTTTTTTTTCTAACCGCAATTCCCAACCGTTGAAAAGAAACTCCGGCCCCACCGTTTCGTAGTCGTCGGGACGGTTGGTAAATGCTTCCTTCACCCCATATATATCGGGCCCGCAAAACCTCAGGACCACAACCGAAGCACCGTGAAGGTGATGGCCTTTTTTGTCAATTCTGGCCTTGGCGTTGATTGTCTGGGTTTTCATGCGCTCATCCTAAAAAGCCCCGGGAAGGGGGACGCCTTCCCGGGTGGTGGGTGGGAAGCCTGGGGCAATCAACGGCGCCGGATAGTTGCAAACCACAACCCGCCGGGCCCCTGGGCCACGCCTTGGTCAACAATTACGCCAGCTGACCGGCAACAATTTGCCAACGCCTGGGCTGGGGTGGCGCCACAACCCACGCCCTCGAAGCCGCCAGCCGGATTTCCGCAATGGCCAAGGCGGTTTCGTCGTGCTTGGAAATTCGCTGAATCTTGCGCCGTTGTCACCGTGGTGGTGGTAGTGGTCACCTTTTGGGAGAAAGTCGATTTTTGGTGCCTAAATGGCCCGGCAAATGCCGTGCTGGTGGTGGCGCCGAACACAACCGACGCCGCCAAAAACAAAAAAGAGGTTTTCAAG